TTGTCGCCGAGGGTCTGCTTCAGGTCGTCGAACCGCGCATTGAACTCTTCCTTAGTCGGGAACGTGGTTACTGCCTCCCGATAAGAGATGGGGCCGTTGCCCCCATTGGTACCCTGGCTGTAGTCGACAGCCATTACGGTACCGCGAAGCCGACTAGGTCTACTGTTCCTAGAGGCGTTGCCGACGCCGTCAAGACGGCCCGTACTGCGACCAGCGGCATGCTGACCGTGAGCACCTGACCGACGGCCGTCAAGGGGTTGACAACCACGGCGGTGCCACCCTGCTCAGAGGGCGCGGGGAGTTGGAACCAGTTGACCGGCTGAACATCCGGCGAGGTCGTAGCCGTAAACACCCCGGTGCGACCATTCTGGAAGGCAGTGTATGCCCCCTGGGAGACGGTGCCGTACAATGTGAACGAGTACCCCGACGCTGCAGTCGAACCAACCTGCAGAATCTGGAAGGTCCACTTCGTAAAGCCGATGCCTTCAGGCATGATGATGCCCGAGTCGTTGGCGCCCAGCGTGCCATAAGACGGGGCCGTCGGAACCGTCACCGTGATGGCCGAGACGTTGGCGTTGACGTGGTAGAGAAGAATCTCCCCGCCACGCTGGCCTACGCGATTGAGTCCTGCGCCGCTAGCCATGAGGTTGATTCTCCAGAATATCGTGCAGCGTGACGGCTGTCTCCTGAAGCGTGTAGTCCTGCCGCGCGATAAATATGCTGATAGGCCACTCGCCGTACGTCTCGCCTTCCCACTCTAGTCCCTTAATCTCGTCGCACAGCTGCGACAAGGTGCGAAAGCCTTGCGTGTTCGGCTCGCCATTGACGTAGAGCCTGTACGTAATTTCCGACTGCTTCTTTTTGAAGGTCGAGCCGAGGAGCGGCACGGCCGCGAGCATAGACAGAAACTTGTTACGCAGCATTATGAGTAAGCCACAATCGCGGAGCCCGTTGAGCCTTGGTTGCAAGTGATGCCGTTTGTAACCGGGATGCCGCCAGCCGGGACCGCGTCGATGCTTGTGGACGGACCTGACGTAACCGCGCCCGAAAATATTTGATTTCCTGAGTTGGTGGACGCATTGTCAAAACACGTCAGCGCGGTAGTGGCGTAGGTGACTGTGATAAGCACGCCGAAAAACCGCCCAGCGGACCCTTTCACGACCGTGTTGCCGTTACCGGAAACGACTGCGTAGTGGGTTGCCTGCAAGGCCTGAACGCTCGTGTTGGTATTGCTGGTGTTGGTGGCGATGCTGGAGCCGTTGGTGTCCGTAGTGGAAAGTGCGCCCTGGTCCGAGGCGATGGTCACCGAGAGCGAGTTAGCCTTGGTCTGTTGGCCGCCGGTCGTGACGCCTGTGATGCCGAACGCTGTGTTGGCGATGGACCCCGAGTTAATCTTGACGCGAAGGTCGCCCGACGAATAGGCTTGCGTGCCCAGGTTAGTCACCAGGCTTGAAAGGCTGGAGGCAGCGTTGGTTGTCTGCGTGGCGATGGTGCCGGAGTTAACCTCCTTGTCCAAGAGGTTCTGGGACGAGTCCTCTTGCAACGGCGAGAACTTCCCATTGGCGTCCAGACCGCCGACACCCAGGAACGAGGCTGTAGTAATCGTCTGTCCGTTGGTGCCGTTGTATGGCAGCGAGAAGACGATGGACCCACCACCGGAGGCGATGTTGACGTTAAGGTACCCAGACGCGTTACACGAAGGGTAAGTGAGGGTCAATCCAGCGATAGGCGTAACGCCGTTCGCCCAACAGACACCATCGGCCTTAGCCGGCTGAGGCGCACTGAACCAGAGCGCCAGGGCGCTCGTAAGAACCAGGGCGCTACGTTTCATCCAATGCATGCTTACCTTCTTACCAGTTGTCCCCAGGGATACAGAGCGTATCTGCGGGCGTTTGGCCCGGGATGTACCAAAGCTGACGCGGGGTGACGGGAATGACGGCCAGTGTAACCTTGAGGTTAGTGATGGACCCAGTCGATGCCGGGGTAGTTACACGCAACGTGAGCGGAGTGCTTCGTGGATACACCGCGTCGTACGAGCCGCCGATGCCAGTCGTGTAGCCCGGGATGAGCTCCACGTACCCACCGGTGCTGGTCGTCAGGTTGGGGATGTTGGTCGTGTTGAACGTCACGTCCGCGCCGAACACCGTGGTGCCGGCGGTAGCAACGTTGGTCGGATACCCCACCCCGTACGGAGTACCAGCTGCAGCGCCTTGCGCAGCTTGTGCGAAGGAGTTGTCCGGGTTCCCGCCCGACGCCGCAGCGCTGGTGTAGGACCCGGTGCCGACCACCAGGTTGAACGAGTGGCCAGTGGTTGCGTTGATGGCGGTCAGGTAGACCGTCACCTTAGCAATCTTGTAGAGGAACGGCAGAACGACTGCGTTTTGAACAGTGGTGTTCGCAACGCCCGCGCCGATTGAGGCTACAGACAACGACTCAGCAGAGACGGCGTCGAAGATATACGCCTGCGGCGTACGAGCCCATTCGGTCTTGGTTACTGCCATTGGTTACGCTCCCAGGCTGCCGACGATGCCCCGCCATCCGATGAACCCGTAGGTGGACCGGAACGAAGTCTTGATGTTGAAGTTGGACGTTTGCGGGTCCATCCAGGTCGAAACCCGGTTTTCCCACTTGTGCGCCACGATGACGCTGTGGCTGTCCCCTTCGATATCGCCAGGCCCAGAGGTGACGAACCAGGCAGTCGGGCTGGTGAAGTACCGCACGACCAAGAGCTGGACCGTATCCTTGATGACGTTGATGTCATTTTGGTTGGTACCAGGACGATACGGGCTGCCGAGAATTTCCTCAGCCACCTTGGCGAGTTGCGGGCCGACAAGCAGGAACTTGGGGGTCCGGCGGGCCGGGAGGCCACGGTCCGACAACAGCGTCTCAAAGAGGATGTACGCTTGCTGCAATGCCTCGGCTGTGAGTTGGGTCGCGCCCAGCGAGTTGCTGAACGTGGCGCCAATCTGCGAGATGACACCCACACCGGGAGCGGTGATGGGGGCCAGCGGGTGAGCCGTCGAGCAGAGCGGTTGCCCGTCTGAGCCGAGCACGTTGCCGGAGAACGCCAGGTTAAGCGTGTTCCAGAACGTGAGGTCCTTGGTTTGCTGCTCTGAGTCCGCGAGCATCGCGGGGAGCTTGCCCATCAAGTTGATGGGGTCCTCCAACTGGGCCTCCTCGGTGACCGTGCAGGCCAGCGCGAAGGTGAAGTAGTTGAAGGTCGAGGGAATCAGCTCGAACGGCTGGTCGAACTCGGGTGCCGCGCCTTCGGTCTTGAATCGAAGGGTGCTGAGCTCGGCAATGGGGAGGAACGTCGCGAACGACCGCTTCTCATCTGTGGAGATTACATTCATCCACTTCGTGTACAGCGGTGGAACCTTCTGCGCACGGTTCGTAAACGCCTTTTCGAGTACGAGTGCGGCAGAAAGTTTCGGGGTCCGGGTGTTGATTATCGAAGCCACTAGTTACTCCTTACGCGAGGGCCGACGCGGTGCTGACGTAAACGATGACCCGTGCTCCGATGTCTCCCGTTGAGCCGGTGACAGGTACAGGTTGCCCGTAGGGCTGGACGACAACCCCTTGAGCGGGACCGATGATGGTGGCAATCTTGTGGGACGCGCCAGTATCAACGACCCAGATTCCCGTAGACGAGTCGAGCGTGAAGCCGGCCGTGCTCGGGAATAGTTGCGGGTAGAGGGCTTGCTTGAGACTGAACTCGAACAGCTGCCCATTTTGGAACTTGTCAACATAGTTGAGCAGTTCCTCGCCAGGGCTAAGCGGTGCGAAGTTCATGGTCGAGCCGAACTGCGAGTTGCCGCCTTGTGCGAACGACCCGCCACCGCTTGAGAAGTACAGGCGGTCCGAACCGTTGACGGCGACGCCAACAAGATTGCTGTTCGGGTTGGTGACTGAAACGTTGACGCCTTGGTAGTTGGTCAGCGGGTAGGCCAGCGTGGTCGTGGACGCGAACGCCGTAACCGCTTGCTGGCACTCGTAACCAGGCAGCAGACCGACGTACACACCGTTGCCAGTCGTCGATGCCGGGGCTCCAACGTTGGTAACGGTGATGGTCGGGACGAGCCCGGCGTTACAGTTGATGATGAACTCTTGACCAGGCACACCTTCAATGTTGGCTGCGCCCTGATATGTCAGGAAGCAGTAGTACGTTTGGGCGGGTGCACCAGCCGACGTTGAGGCCGCAATGGTCACCGGACCCGATACCAACGAGGTGGACGATGTCACCAAGTTAAATGGGCCAGCGGGCGAGGGGCCTACTGACGTGGAAATCGAACCGTTGGGGTTCGGAAGAGTGACTGTGCCCGTTGCGATGAGCTGGAGGAGGTCCCCCCGCTTAAACTGCGCATTCTGGGCGGCTGCATAGCCAATCTCCCAGGGGCTGAGCATGTTGCTAGAGCCAACGCGCTGGGGCTCGTAAAAGTTATAGGTTGCCACTAAGCTTTACTCCGGCCGGGCTTGACATCAGTGATGGGGAGGGTCTCCATGGAACCAACCATACCAGACAACAGTGTGGGCAAGGAAGTCCCCTATATGGCGAAGCCCCCGTTCTCTCAGAACGGGGGCTTCTATAGCCGGGGAAAGGAGGGCGGAAACCCGGCTATTCTTTGCCCTTGGAGCCGATGGTCATCTGGCCGCGGTAAGCGCCATGCGTCGATTCCTCGATGCGGGCCGCGAAGTCTACCGTCTGCTGTGCGAGCCGGGCGATGGCCCATTGCTCGTAAGACTTGTAGTACCGCTCAACCCACTTGGCGGGCATCTCGAATAGGGCCTGGTTCTCCCAGACGACATAGTCTCCGTCCGGGGTCTTGACACACAAGAACTCGGCATTGGGATTATCGGGGTCAATCTCTTCGGGGGTGACAGGCCGGAGGATACCGGTCCGCTCCTTCGCCGAGGTGTTGGGGTCCTTGCGGTAGGTGCGCCAAACGTACATACTGCCGGGGGTCGGCTCCTTCAACAGCGACTCTGGCCGGCCGAGAAGCACGGTCGAGTCGGGGCCCTGGTATCGTTGGCCAATGTACGGGAGGGCACTGATGCGCTGCCCCTGCGGCATCGGTACCTTCGGGCCGCGTTGGGCTCGAATGGTCTGCTCGGCGATTAGTGATTGGCGTACGGATTCAGCTTGGTCTAATGGCATCTGTTAGTCCTGTAGGTCGGAGGCGACTGAGGCAATATCTTCGAGGTCCTCTTTCGAGATGGCTCCTGTCGCTAGGGCCAACCGGACCAAGTCGGGGTTCTGCGCCAGCTTCGAACGGGACTTCGATGGCGCGCTACCGCCCCCGCTCCCTAGCGTTGGGGCTGTGTCCCGTTGCTTGGCCGCGCTCTCGTCCATCGCCTGTTTTAGGACGGTGGCCGTGGCTGCACGGTAGCGCAGGTCCAGCTGCCGGCGGCGTTCGGCCAACGGAGCGCCAAGCAGGGCCTTGCGGTCGAGGTCGGCAATCTCCTTGTCGAACTGCGCCGAAATCTGCTTAAACAGCGGGTCGCCGGCTTTCTGGGCCTTATAGTTATCAATGAGGCTTTCGCCGGACGCTTCGCGTAAAGGCTCTACGACGCTACGGTAGAACGCGTCAAGCTCCTGGCGTGCGGCGAGCTGAGCCGCTTGCGCGGTCAGTTGAGCCGGCCGCTCCCGGAACTGCTCGTCTAATTGCGCTAATTGGTCGGCGGACAAGGTGGGTAGGGGTTGCGGGGGTGCCACTGCAGGTTGGGGACCGCGGCCCTGCAGAGCCGCACGGACTGCGTAGATTTTGGACGGGTCCGCGTCCAGTTCGTCAGCGACATCTTGCAGCGGGCGTAGCCGGTCTGCCATTGCCTTCAGGCGGGCAAACTCGTCTGCCGCTGCAGTCTTCGCAGGGTCCTCGACCGGTGCCGGAGGCTCAGGGTCTGGGCGCTCATCGACAGTCGGCAGGAGGTCTACTAGTTCCAGTTCATCAGGCATATAGGTATTGTACTACTTTCCGAATACTTCGGCGACTCTCTTCGGGACAGGTTGCCCGGTCCGCCGGTAGGGTTCAGCGACGGCAATATACAGAGCCTCCAGGGCACCACGAGCGCCTTCCAGTGCAGCGGGCTGAACTAGGTAGATGAGGGCGTGGACCCGTTCTTTGGCATAGTCCAGGACGAAGTTCTCATAGTCCTCCCACCCCTCATGTTCCAGTAGCTCAGCTAGGCGCTCTTGGCTCTCTGTCATCTCTGCATACCAGCTTTCGGCGGAAGTTTCATTTTTCCTCCTCCGCCACCGCCTTTTCCGCTGGTCGCCTTGGCTACTTCCAGCATCTTGCCAAACTCTTCGTCCTTCTGCTGCTTCTCGGCCATCTGCTGCTTGGCCTGCTTCGCCTCGTCGGCGGTGCCGATGATGGCAATGGCATCCGGCCAGTTGAATGTGTCGGCTACCTTGCGAACCAACGCGAAGGACTTCTCGCGGTCCTGGCCAATCCAGGGGACCCCCATTAACAACTGCATAGCGCCGAGCATCTCCTGCCGGCGGGACGACGCGTCGAGCGGGTCGCTGGACCCGGCGATGTCGAGTTGGTAGTCCTTCGCCATAATCTGGCGGGGGATGGTCAGCTTCTCCTGGGCGTCAATGAACGAGGGGTCCTCGTTCATGTATTGCAGCTTCAGCTTGTGGATAAAGTTGAGGATGGCGCGGCAGACAATGCGAAGGCGCATGGCGACCAGGTCGTTCCGCGTGGTGGTCGCGGCGACCTGGACGCCAATCTCCCGGGCGCTGCGTCGCCCAGAGGACTGTTGGCCCATGGCGGGGGCAGAGATACCGGTTAGCTTGTCGACGTAGTTGTCAAGCAGAGACTCGTTCTGGAACGAGGACAACGGAAGATTCGGGAACTGCAGGAAGGAGATGGCGTCAGGCCTCTCCACCTCCCACTTGACCCCCGGTCCCCACTTCTCGTTTTTGTCGTTGATGATGGAGCCGCGGACGTACATCAACGGCGGGTTCAGCATCAAGTCAATCAGGTTGTTCCGCTGATTGAACATGCCGTTGATTTCGGCCTGGATGGGTGCGAGTCGCTCCACAAGGCTGTAGCCGTAGAAACGGTCGGGACGCGGGTCCGGGCTAAAGGCGAAGAAGGGCCGCCCCGGAGCGATGTACTCGTACGGTTTCCATCCTAGCATACGCTGGGACAACTCGTGAAGCCAGAAGATGTTCTCCTCGGCTATACCGTCCCTGTTCATGTCGTACTGCCGGGTATGGATACGCCACACTTTGATGGGACCGCGGTTGGCGAAGAAGCGGGATGTCTGTGAGCCCTGGTTTAGGCCTGGATTTATCTGGTCGCCGGCGGTCTTGTCATACGACCCTTGGCGGTCGGATGCTACGTCGCTGGACGAGCCGTCCTGCACGTAGTTGAGGGCCTTCTCGACCTCGTCGGCGTCGAGGGTCCCCTCCTTAATCATCTCCTGAAGCGTATCCTCATACAGCCAGAGGCAGCGCGCCACCCCCACAGCCTGCTCAATAGAGACGGCCTCGGAGGGAATGAGGAGGAAGTCGCGCAGAAGAACTGGCTGGAGCTCTACGTCGTCGTACTCGACGACTTCGACCTCCTTGACATTGCGCTTAAACTTCGGCTTGCCATCCTCGGGGTTGAGGACCGGGACGCCTTTGGAGGACAGCTCCGGCTCGAACGAGACGACCTTGCGCTTCGCTATTGTGCGGCGCCACAGTACCTCCATGATGGAGGTTCCGTCGCGGAAGGACTCGTGAATCCAAGTGATGTGCTCGTCGAACCAGGTGGTCTGTCCGCGCTGGCGGACCAGCTCGGCGTTGTAGTACCGCTCGACGTTGGGGGCCTCAAGCGCGGAGTCAGCGGTGTTGCCGCTGACGATGTAGAACCGGGGGACGAAGACCTTACCGGTGATGTACGCGAGGACGGTGTTGAGCTGCGCGGGGATGACGGGGACGAAGATGTTGCTGGCGTTCTGCCAGGGCCACCCGGTCAGGTCCACGCGCATCTCGTAGAGGTCGAGCCAGTCCTTGAGGTTCTGCTCCAGTGCGCCGCGCTCCCCGAGGGACGCGTTGATGGACTGGTACAGGTCATACGACAACGCCGTCCAGTCAGAGTCGGTAATACGGACCGGGTCGGATGTGTACGCAAGCTGGGCGTCTTGGGGCGCCAGCGTGGTAGTAGCTGTAAGCGGCGTTTTACGCGCCACAGCTACTTACTCTTGGACTTGCCTGAGCCTTTGCTCTTGAACGGTCCACGGCTCCCCTTTTCGTGACCTTTCGCATCGTGCGTCAGTTTAGCAAAATCGACATGACCCTTGACCTGCGCTTTCGCGCCACCCTTCCCCTTACCGGAGACGGGGCCGAGCGCAAGGTGCGTGCCCTTGCCGACGGCCTTGCCGTGGTCGATACCCTTGAAGGTATAGTCTTTACCGCGTTTCATTAGCGTTGTCCCATGAGGCTGCCCAGACTGGGCGGACGGTCTTTAGACATTTCGTGCTTGGGTTGGTCACCCTGGCACATGGACTCAGCGAGGTCCCCAACCTCCCCCAACGGGTAGTGTTGCCGGCCGCCTTGGTGCATTCGTTCACCAAGAGTGCCGAACGAGGGGGCTTCCTCGGAACCGCGCTTTCGCGCCTTGAAAACAGCTTCGTTACCCATGGACCTATACTACCACATTCCGCAGAGTCAAGGACCCCTTACCCGTCCAGCACCCCCGAGGGGTGTGACGAGTGGGCTTAGCCGGGGTTGCCGGTGGGCGGCCGTTGGGTCCCCAGGAGTCGGCTTCCTCCAGTGCCTCCATCAGCATGCTCTTGTCCTCGTAAGATGCCAACGGGCTGGGACGCGCCACATGCCGCTGCATGGACAGGGCGTCCAGCACGTCGTCGTGGTCGACTGTGGGCCAGCCGTCCATCTGCGACAAGAGGTCCCGGCAGGGGCTGCCGCGGCGTATCCAAAGGTCGTGGTCGATGTAGCGGTACTGCATGGCGGCGATGCGCTGGACCTTACCGCGCTCCCCATGCGCCTCGTCCTGGAGGGCCGAGTAGGAGGTTATGGCACAGTTGATGTCCATGGCAGTCAGCGCCTGCTGCAGACGGGACACAAACACGGGGTCGGACTGTTCCGTCTCAATGCAGCAGACGGAGACGCTATGGACGGCGATGAGCATAGCGCAGTAGTCCGCCAGCAGTGACGGCGTCTTCCGGACGCCCTCTGCGTGGAGGACCCACCACTGGTCGAAGAAGTCGCAGCCAACAATGACGATACCCGTGAAGTCCGCTTTCTTGCCGCTTGTGGCGGCAGCGTCGACCGTCATGGTGACGTTAACGGGTATCTCGGTGCCGATGGAGTAGATGTCGTTGGTGGTCTCTTCGTCTATCAGCAGCGTGGGGTAGTCCCCCGGTAGGACGCTACCGCCATACGTCTGTAGGTCCTCCGCTGGGAAGAGTTTGGTGCCGCGCTCATAGGGTTGCTGGAAGTACCAGACATAATACTTGTGCATGTCCCCGCGCAGGGCGCGGCGCTGCCGTGCGAGGAAGTCCTCGTCCAGCTTCGACGGGAAGAACAGAATCTTCTCCCCCTTCTCGTCATACTCCCACACGCGACGGATGTATCTACGCCACTGCCGACCGTCGGGCGGCTCGGGCTGACCGAGCATCTCAGCTTCAGCACGCGCATCCTCCTCGGCCTGGTCATCCTGCTCCATCAGCCAGGTGTAAATGTCGTTGTATGCCCAACGGGTGCCACACACGACCATGGAGCCGTGGGGCGGAAGGATGGCATAGAAGGAGGTAACCCAGTCGCGGGTGCGCAGGATGATGGGCTCGGACAGGTAGTTGACCTCAGTCACGAGGTCATCGAGCAGCACGAGGTCGGGGTGGGTACCGGTCTGACCGATGCCGATGCCGGCGGTCACCACAGTGGGACCGACTAGTGCCATGGTGCGGAAGCCGTGGGAGATGGCCGACTCGGTCCACGTTGGGGCCTTGTGGGAGATATTCCCCCATACCTCCGTTATCTTCGGGTTGTCCTTAGTCAGCGCGTCCTTGATGGAACGCAGCGTCTCGCGGGAATCCTTGTGCGTGGCACGGCCAAGCGTGATACGAATGTTGGTGTACTTGAAGATGCAATAACAAACGAAGGCCACCAGGATACTCGTCTTGTACGAGTAGCGGGGGGCCATGTAAATTTGTTTTATCTGCCGCGGGTTGTCGCTATCGAAGTCCGGGACACAAGCTTCGAGCTCGTCGCACATCTCCTTATGTGGCTGCTCACAGTAGTCCGGTAGAATCCGCGTACCGCGGACGAACGTGTCGAAGTCTACAAGAAGAGCGTTAGCCTCTTCCTGTTTTCCCTCCAGCGGTGGCAGGCGTTGGAGCATCGGCCTTGACGCCATCGCAATCACACGCTTGTTCCCAGAGCCATCCATTACCAGAGCCGGTTGATTTAGGGCTCCACTTACCTGGCTTGCTACAGACTCCGCATTTACCCACCCATCTGGGTTTTGCCATGTAACCTCCTTTAGATAGGACTTGCCCGAGCGTTGACGTTTCTGTTTTACCTCAAGGGTAATCGGTTTGACACTCAGGTCTAGTGCCTCCCCTTATTCCGCTTCTTTCGGTTAGAATCCTTCTTCGATTGGCCGCTCTCTGACAAGCCAATAGCGATGGCCTGGCTACGCTTCGTAACCTTCTGTCCAGACGAGCTCTTGAGGAGGCCGTGCTTAAACTTGTGCATCTCCTCGTGCATACGCTTATTCTTGGCCGCCTTCGGCGCCTTGGGTCCTAGTTTTGGCATTAACTCCTCGGCCTACTGCCGCGTCCGCGGTTACGTGTTGCGCCCTCCCACAGCTGCATAATCTCGTCTTGCTCCGCCTGCGACTTCTTGGAGAACGCCTCCCACGCTTCCACCATCTTAGCGTGCGTCCCCATCTTCTTCGCGTCCCAGTGGTCCTTGAACTTCTTGAACTTGGTCGCAGTCGCGTCGAGCTCAGACAGCTTGGGGGCGGGCTCGGGCGTTTGGGGCAGATGTCCTTTGCCTTCAGCAGCGGCCTTCTTGGCCGCCTCTTTCAGACGGTCAGCGCGAATCTTAGCGTCGAGGGCGTCACCCTCAAGCGGCTTGGACTTCGTGAACTTACTAAACGGAACGGATGCCGGCTTGTCGGATGATGTCGCTTCCGTCTTCTTGGCTTGGCTACGCCGCGCGGCTTGGGTGCTGGCACCCAATGCTGGCTCTTCCGCAGCGGCAGCTTTCTTGGCAGCAATCTTCTCCGCACGACCTAGCTGGTGAATGCGCTTGTTGTACGCCGACGTGGTTTCGCCTTCGCGCCGCGGATTCGCCGCTTCTAGCGCCTTGCGGTTGGCCTCGGCCGCGGCGCGTCGCTTCGCGACATCCGGTTCCGTAGACGCGGCCTGCGTTTTTATCTTCTCACGGGCGGTCGTACTCTTCGCCGGCTTCTCAGTCTTTGTCTTCGGGCTCCTGGAAGCACGCATCTTGGCGGCCTGGTCGCTATTCCACGCCCTGCGCTCCGCCTTCGACATGCTGTCCCAGTTGTCGGGGTGCGGGTGCTTTTTCAGCCACTCCGACCACTCATCGTTGCGCTCCGGCGTTGCAGCCGTCTTAGGGGCCTCTGCGGGTGCAGCCTTCGCTGGCTTCGCCGGAGCTGGCTTAGCCGCCGGCTTCGGAGGAGTCGCCGCCTCTGCGGGAGCGGGCCGCGCTTGAATCGTTTGCGACGGCGCTTGCGGGGCTGCGGCTTGCGCAGGCTTCGGCGCAGCAGCCTGAGCGCGTTGTGCGAGAATCTGTGACGGCGTTAGCCCTGATTGCGGACTAGCCGGGGCAGGACGTGCAGCGGCGGGACCAGCAGGTGCTTGCGGCTTCGGAGCGGCACCGGACGGTCCTCGCATCTTAGCGGCGACCTCGGGCTCCGTCTTTGCAATATTACCCATGCGCGACGTGTAACCAGCAGCACGGGTACCAGCGGGGCCACGTACTCCTGCGCGAACGGCCGCCTGTACCGCACGCGGACCGAACAGGCCGATGACACGCTCCATACCGATGGTCTGAATCAGTTTCGGGATAATCATCTCGGCGGCACGACCGCCCAATGCGCCTATCCCAAGGTTCTCGACCATGTTCTGCTCACGACCGCCGGGCGTATTCATCTGCGCAGCGGAACCGATGATAGGCACCTGTGGGTTGACCCACGGCTGCATTGCATTCGAGATGCGGTTCATGAACGCTTGCGTCGGGTCTAGGTTGCCACGTACTTCGGGCGCAACTTCACCGCGCTTCGTGTAAATCTGATTGACCATGTTCTGGTCGCCAGAGGCCTCAGCGTTCGTGCGCTGCCACTGGTAGTACGCATTCTCACGGATGCGGTGCTGCTCAGCCGTCTCACCCTTCGGCGCCTTGGCGTACGGGTTGCCATAGTCGGCATTGCCGATGCCGGGAGCCTCGAAACCGCCGCCCGTCATCTTAGGCGCGGGCTTCCCTTTTGCAGCCGGCTTCGAGCCTTGTTGTGGTTTACTGGCCTTACCAGGTGACTGCGGCGGGGCGGACGACTTCGCCGGCTTCGCCTTGACGCGCCCGACCACAGGTAACTGGTCGGGACGCGTCGGGGTTGGCCCTTGTGGGGGCTGTACGTTCTGGTCTGGGTTGCCCCCGGTTAGATGTTGTACGAGGCCGCGGAGAATCTCGTCAAGGCCGGGCGCTCCCTGGTCTGCCACAGGCTATGCTTTCTGGATTACGACCGAGTTTTCCCCGGCAGTAATGACGGCCGCGCCGAGAAGCGGGAGCGTCACGTGCGCAGCTTGAATGGGCGTGTCGTAGGACTGGCCTCCCGGAATGACAACGTCAAGGCTGTCAATCTTGAGGGAGATGCTCAGCCCGTTGGAGAGAACCAAAGGGTCAATTTGAATCGTAACCGGTTTGCCTTGCTCGAACTCAATGGAGTCCTTGAGCGCGGCCTCGATGAACTGGAGGGTAGTCATTAGGCGCCTTTCGGTGTAGCAGGTTGGATGTAGGCTGCAGCAAACGTAAACAGCCCGATGATGGCCTCAGTCGTAACCTGGTCGGGGTGGTAGTTGGCATACTGGCCGAGCAGCGACAAGACAACGGTGGCGAGGAAAAAACCGACGCCGCCGGCTTGGACTTTAGGATGGATGTCGGTAACGGAGGGCATAGCCATAGTATAGCAGGTCCTAGAAAGGGAGCTTGCCGCCCACAAGAGCCCGGTAGTGAGCCAGGGCGCGGTCGGCGTAGTGGTTAGTGGTGTGCCAATCAACGTCCCCAGCCATGTGGTCGCGCCAGGCTGCGCCCTCGCCCTCGTTGTAGTCGGCGGCGATACAGCGGACGAGGTCGTAGCCTTGGTAGCCTTTGCCGGCCCAGAAGTCCTCAGCTGGCAGGATGAAGTGCTGAATGGCGTATAGCACGTTGGTGTAGGGGTCCGCCCAACCCGGGTCTGGGTAGGAAGAGGTCAGCTGCATCCAGCCATGGCCGCCGTCGCCAGAGACGACGTCCGGCACGAGGCTAGAGCCGGTCTCGTTTACCTTGATGGCGTAGACAAGGAAGGGAGACGCCGTCGGCGGGACCAGGCATGCCTTCTCAATGATGGCCGCGCCGGGGAGGTTGAGCCCTTGGGGGAGCGGCCCTGCCGCGAGGCCGTTACGCACCTTTGGGTTCCACCACGCAGAGGATGTGCTTGTAGTCCAGTATGAGGTACTTTTCCCCGTCCAGGGTCACCTCAGTTCCACCATAGGAGACGAACACGACGCGCTCCCCCACCTCGGCTGGGGCGGTCCCAGGGAAGCCGAGGCGCAACACCGTGCCCTCGTTGCAGTTGTCAAGCTCGAACTCGGGCAGGTAGATGCCGCTGGGTAGCTGCTCATCCTTCAACGCCTGCTTGACGACCATACGGTCGCCACATGGCCTAAGCCGCATCGACAGCCTCCGTGAACTCGGCGTCGGTGGCTTCGGCCTCGGAGGCCCGGAGGCAGGCGACGATGGCAGTGGTGAGTTGGTCGACTGCTCCGATACTGAGCGCTGCGACAGCCACAAGCGGTACGCGAAGCACCTTTCCGCCCTCGACTTGAATTTCCGCCATCGGAAGCGGGAGTCGGTTTGTGTCTTCCCCAAGGGGCTCCCCCTTCGGGCCTAGTATTTTACTCGACATCTGGATACCCTTCTATTACGGCACGTACGTCTTTCTCGTACAGAACTTTGATTGTGCCCCTGGTATAGTCTTCCTCGTCGTACGCGTAGGGGCGAAACACGACGACATCACCCGGGGAGCATTCCGTCACAGTCGGATGTACCGCAAGGACACGACCCAGAACGGGCGGGTAGCTCTCGTGGTACTCCACTTGTATACCGCCAGGCGTGACACCAGAGCCAAGGAAAGGCTCGATGCTTAGTGAACCAGGAGCGACGAGCCGCATCTAGCGCTTCACCCTCCCGGTGTTCTTGACCATACGTACGGCACGGTCGTCGTAGAGCACTGTCATGTTTGGACTCTTCGATGCGGTAACGGGCAGTTCCTGCCCGACGTGTTTCTTCAGCCATGCCTTGATGGCCTCCCGTTCTGTGTGGCCGTTCTTGGTGTTGACTCGGGCGGTGACGATGCGGACGTCCTTACCGTCTGCCAGCCAGCGCTTGACTCGGCGCAGCATGGGCTGTAGGGGCGCCCCGAGCCCGGCTTGGCCCGAGGTATGGTGGGCCAGGGTTCCGTCGAAGTCAACACCAATCCACCCGTTACTTTTTGGCACGACGCTTACGGGGCCTCGTGACGGAGACGACTAGCGACGATGGGATGTAGAACAAACCACCGCAGGCGTTGGGATGTTCTTTGGACGGGTCGGCCGTGTCGGCGGTGATGGTAAGCTTATCGTCGCGGTGGACAAGGTGCCCAACGGTTTGCCGCACAGCCGGCTTGTAAATATCCAGTGCTTCCTGGATAGTGTTGACCTGAGCGGACCCGTCCTGGTATGCGTCAACCCACGTGACGACAACGACCTCGAAAGGCTCGATGGGTTTACTTGCCACTGCGAGTCTCCCAGGCACCGCAGTCTTGGCACTGCACGCGGTGACGGGCACCTTTAGTTACAGTGATTGCAGGTCCACGGTGCTGCAGATGGTTGCTTCCACAGACCCGACACGGGTCCCAACCACGGACACGGGGGTGAGTGCGTACCAGGGGCCGTAGTTTGAGATATGCCTCTTCCAGCACAAGTACGTCTGCACGACAGTGGTCGATGACGTACTTGATAGCCTTGTGGTTACCAGCCTGAGCACTTCTCCACATCTTGCCTTCGATTGGAGTTTTCTCGGCGTTGAGTCCAAGAAAGTAACCCACGTTTGCAAGGGAGCGGCGGGACAAGCGTAGGTTGTGCTTGACAGTAAAGTATAGGTCAACGTGGGGAGTGTTGGGAAGAATACCCAAGTCCCATTCAAGCATTTTCGCTTGCAGGAACTTAATATCGAAGCCCTTACCGTAGTAGGTGACGACCATGTCGGCCTGCTCGTAAACGTCGCGGAAGTCGGCAAGAAGATGCCCATCATATGTTGGGTCATCCCGCCAGCCGTCGTAGTCCATGATGCTAGGTACTGACACCCGATTAGTCCCAAGCCACTTGTAACCAATACAGAGACAAGTACCGAAGTCTGCAGCGAGGTTAGTAGTCTCGATATCGTACAGTAGAATCTTGGGTTCATTACTCTTGCTCAATGGGTTCCTCTTCTGGCTCCGGTGCCTCTGGCCCGGTGCTCGGCAGGAGCACGTCTGCGGGAATCGCGGACAGTGCTCCGGAGTCTACTGCGGCTTTAATGAACCGCTCAATGTCCGACGGCTCTTCTTCGATAACGACCGTGTTGGTTCCTGCTGCGCGGCTCTGCCGCGCCCGTTTCAGCAGCGCCTTCACGCTGTCGTCGCCGATGCGGAGCGCCTCGTCGTTAAACTCAGGCATCGCTCGTGTGATGTTGAGACGCGGGCGTTGGACGCGAGCCCCGAAGACCTTGACTCCTTCTTCGAGTGCCCACTTCATCGCCTCGGACATGGTGCAGCCGTGCTTCTCGCACATCTCGACGAGGCTACGGTACAGCGCGATGCTCACGCGGATGCGTGACAGGGGCACCGTGCCCTTCGCCTTGCGGGCGGCGCGGTCAGCCCTTTCTTTTAGCTTTGTGTACTCGTTAGTCGCCATCGCTATCCTGCGGGAGACGGAACGGGAGCGTATCGAGGTAGAACGGCTTGCCCGGTGGGTTCACCGGCGGCTGCGGGAGCGGAGCCCCCACTCGTTTCGGCTGGAGCGTCGGGTCGTCCGGGTCCCAGCCGGCGATGACCGCCAGCGTGAGCAGGTCCATGCACAGCTTGTTCTTGCTGACCCCACGCTCAAAGGCGTAGCGGTTCAGCCAGAGGTTCGTGCCCTCCGGGCACAGCAGCGTGAGGACGTTCTTGTCTTTAGGGCGTTTCGGCATTGTCGTGGTACCTCTCGATTATATCGTAGACCCACAGCCCGGCGAGTATCAGAGACCGCAGCGTACGGGCCTCGTTCAGCCCTTCTTTTTTAGCACGGTCGCGGATACGGTCCTGGGTTTCGGGGCTTACCCTAACCGTCAAGTGTTCCTTACGCATCGTATTCCTTCCAGAGCTGGGCGGTGCAACTCTTACAGTAGTACTGCACGACACCGGCGGCGTCCGCCTGCTCACTGTAGGCCGCCTCGTGTCGTCCCCGTCGCAACGCCTCTTCCGGCTCCACGAGTCTTAAGCTGAGGCGCTTACTGCACGTTCGGCAGTAAGCCAGTCGCTGGGACATTCGTCCGGGTCCTTGAAGTAAAGCACGTCGATGCCCAGGAAGTCGGCTAGTGCCTTCTCCACGGCAGCGCCCTTGGACTTCTCCCATCCAGGCAGCAGCACGATAGCGTCGCAGGCCCAGATGATGGTCGCTAGGTCCCACGAAATCATCTCGCACTGGTCCTCATAGCTGACGGTGTCGCTGCCGTCGAACCAGCGCTCGCCGTCGTACCCCATCTGACGGTCGTGCTCGGCGGGGCTGTAGACCTCAAACTCGTTCTCGCGGAGTATGGTAGCGGCCCGGTCGAAGGCCGGGAAGTTCGACTGCGGTAGCCCGCGCATCGGGCCGGCAATGTAGACGGTGTACACTAGACGCTGCCCTCTCCGAAGACGCGGAGTATCTCTTTCTTGAGCGCCACGGGGTCTATAGCATTCCCGTGCTCAATGATGGGAGTGACCCCACCGGCGCTCGGGTACGTCTCCGTCCAGGTCTTGTGCTCCTCATCATAGGCGAGGCGGAGTGCGTTGTACGCCGCCACGTAGTTGATGAGGTCGACCGCCGTGTCCTCCTTGTAGGCGCCGGTCAGCCGGCTGAGTTTGACATCGCACAGGCTCGCCAGCACGATGAGTCTCTTCTCGGCGGAGCTATAGAAGACCTCCCCTCGGGAGTCTACCTGGGGGCGGAGCGCCGCTACCAGGTTGTCCAGGAACGGGGTCTTCAGGTTCTCGGTAGCCCAGGAGTCCTGGTACTCGGTACCTCGCTGGGTACAAATCTCAAGCGCCTTGGCGAGTGTCTCCTCCGCCGCGGCGTTGAAGGTTGCTTTGGGTTCAGTCATTAGTCCTCTTCCTCGTCAGATGGTTGTGTCTCGGGCTCGTTCCAGCCCTGGTACGGGCCGCTGATGTCGTCCTCCAGGTCAGCCACGTACTCGTCGTCGTAAGTCTCCATGAACACGGCGGCTAGAGCTGCCTCCGGATGGCGTCCTGTACGGCTAGGTAGCGTTCGTAGAGCGCCGTCCCCTCAGTCCGGTACATGCCCGAGTCCAGGGCAGCGACAACCGTATCCCACTGCTCCATCGTCAGCTGTACGGTGAACGTTTCATTCATAAGCCTCTATTCGCCAAAGGAACCATTAAGTCCTCCTGATTGTACCATATTCGTCACTAATGCGGAATACTGGAACTTTTTGTGGTGTATAAAGGAAGTCGGGAGGTCGTCAAAACGCCGGCGCCCGCCCGCGGGGCCTGCCCCCGTGCGCGGGAAGGGCTGATACGATGGTCGAAGCCGGAACGACCGGCACACACTCACGACGCGCAGATAGCGCAGAGGGGACACAGACACATGGCGAAGTCAGTAGCGTTCTCAGCCTTCACGAGCACGTACGTCACGCCGACGAGCGTGGGTAACCTGCCTGAACTCATCAGCCCAGAGGACTTGAGCCAGCAGGGCTCATTCACGATACTCACGGCCGAGGAGGCGCAAGTGCGCGGTCGCCCGAAGTGCCGCTTCACGGTCAGGCTCGGGTCAGGTGCGGTGCGTGGGCTCCTGCTGGGTGATGACAAGGGCGGCCGGCACAAGGCCGCTGTGGCCTTCGTGCAGTCGCAGAAGGGCGCCGAGGTCACTGGGGCCGTGCTGGTCAAGACCGAACTCAGCCGGGCGGGCTCGTACCGGTGGGACATCGAGGCAGCCTAGACAGCACACAGGGACGGGGTGGGGCAACCCACCCCTCTCTCCCTCAAGCGCCACAGCAGATGACGCTTGAGAGAGGGACACAAGAGCCCTCTAACCCACGAGAGGAGCAAGAGCATGGCAGACCTGAATCGCAACACGATAGTCTCGTTCGACGTTCCCGGCAAGCATGAGTCCATCGGTGGCTGGTTCAACGTGACGCCGCTGACTGCCTACGAGTGGCAGTGGGTCACGAAGCACTACATCCACATCCAGCAGACGCTTCGCATCCTGTCGCCGGCTGGACCGCAGCCAGTGCAGTACGGCACACACATCTCAGCGGTCATCCCAGGCGTCGAGCACGACGCTGCGTACTGGAAGGACCTCGTGCTCAGGACCTACAAGGGCGTCACGAACCTCAGCGTCAACACGGTGCAAGCATGAGCACCAAGAGCAAGCCAACCATCAAGGCTCGCGAGGAGCAGAAGGCCAGCATGCTCCAGGAGTTCTGGAGGGGCACACCACCGACCTGCAAACTGACTCGGGATGAGCAGCAGGTCAACAACCTACGAGATGCATGCGGTCGGGCCGACCACGAGTCACGGTATCACAAGGGCCGACCGTTCCTGGTGGTCACTGAGGCCACTAGGGCACAGGACAGCAGCGGCTACTATCATCCCATCCCAGCGAAGGACTACAAGCCGTCGCTGTGGCGACCGGACAAGTGGACCGTGGTGTATGCCACGCTCCCTGTAGCCTGATGCTGCAGGCTATGTTGTCATGCACTGACACCCCGCCTTACGGCTCTTTTGCAGGCGGAAAGTGCGGGGCTGTGATTCCCCGCTGCGCATCGGACATTATCAAGAGCCGGTGCGTATAGGCTAAAAGAGGCCGCCGCTGATTTAAGAGCCAACACAGCGCAAGGACAGGCATGGCAGCATAGCCTGGAGCACCACGCTCCAAGGAGGCACCCTTGAAAGGTTAACACCTAACAAGATTTCTAACCAACGTCAACTCTGCTGGGCAAAACTGGGACACGAGGAGCCGCACCTCCTCGTGTCCCACCTTGAATCTCACGACACACTACACCACTAGGAGGCACAAGACCTATGGGTAAGTTGTTGGATAAGTGGAATCAGACACAGCACACACAGCGCATCGGCGCTGTGTACGACATCGTCGTCACGTTCGGTATCACATTCGGCGTCAGCCACGAAGTGCTACGAGTAGCACAGACCGCACTGCACATCATCCTGCCGGGGGAGGTACCGCTGCCATGACACCAGAACAACAGGCACTCTTTAGCGCCATCCCGTCCAGCGTGCTCCTGTTTCTGGAGGACAACGGGGCCGAGGTTCACTTCGTGAAGAACCGACTGCTTCATGCCGTGACGCATATCAACGTTCACGGTACCGCTGCTATGGATAGCAGCACCACGGGCTACACAGACATGAAGCGCCTGAAAGCGTACATTCTAAGAGATTCAGCAGGCACCGTGGTGCACGAGGTGGGGCACTTGCTCGACGCGGCCATGTATGGACACGAGATAGACGACCCGAAGAAGGAGTCCAAGCCGCTGTCGTATCACAGCGATATGCTGTCTATGTTCCACAGCGCCAAACGTGTACCGGACGAGGCACCTAGCCGGTACGCTCTGCGGTCCCCCTTCGAGTTCTTCGCCGAAGGCTTCCGTGCCTTCTGTGGCGCTCGCAAGGACTGCGGCGGCTTCTGTAACTGTCAAGCAAAGACAGCACCGCTCTACACCTACAACCCGAAGTTGCACGCGTTCATCTCCGGTCTGGTGGATGCGTTGGACGAACACTACCAGGTTCGGTCCAGCAAGGGCTTCGAGCCACGAGGGCCTATTGACCTCTCGACGCACCTGTCACCTGTCGTAACGCCGGCGGAGGCAGCAGCGTCCGAACAACGCTTCAAGGCTCTCTGGAACATCTGACGTTCCCCGCTGCACCACGGAAGTCTGCCCCGTGGTGCAGCCCTGAACGCCACACTAAGCACAGAAAGGACGAGGAACTGGGATGCGGAACGTGACGCCGAAAACAACAGCAGACCCACGTAACGACGAGATTGACCCAACGACGGGCAAGCCTTACCCTGGTAAGTTCGTCACAACAGGCAAGAGCAGCACAGAACCAGCATCAGGGCCACTGACGAATCAGGCAGCGGTGCTGAAGAAGCGCGAGAAAGTCATGAAGGGGAGCGTGACATAGTGCCGGAGTTTCGTGATAGAGAGTCCTTGCAGCACGAGGAGAACATGAAGGCGCGCAAGGCTAGGGAGGAACGGGCAGTTGGCCTGTCCTCGACTGTAACGTACTCACAACAGTTGCCGTCAAACACACTAGGACCACGGAGAACGAGGCCGGAATGGCTCAACCACCGTCTGATTATCTATTACTTCGGTCCGGATGTATGCCAGCATCGCAACGTAAATCTGCCCGCGGGTGTCCAATGCATACGAATGGGTGGCCACAGAGGGGGGCACAGGAGTGGTACATATGTTCGCGGCGCGGGCATAACACTGCCCCCTGAGTTCGCCCAAAACTTCGGGCTTGGGCCTCATGCCGGTGTAGAGTGGCAAAGCGCTACCGGCCCTTTGACTACGTATGACGTACAATGAACATGGAGGAACCGAAAATGCCTGTTAGCCCTGGCATGGACGACGATGTCCGCGTCAAGTTGCCGCCAGCCCCTGCGGAGCGGTACACAAAGGCGCTACTGAAGCGCATCCGCACCGCGAAGGTCGGGACCGCGTTCAAGGACCGATTGCGCGACGATGTTCTCGCCGTCTGCCTCGCGCTGGAGATGCGAGACAAGGCCCTCCGCTCCCACGCCGAGCGGCTGCGCCAGCACACGGGAGCGGAGGCGGTGTTGGCGCGAGTGCGGGCGCTTGTGGACCGCTGGGAAACGGCTCCGCACTACGACGGGAGCGGCCCGTCGCGAAACTGCCGCGGGTGCAAGTACACGGCGGCAGCAGCCGCCGACCTGCGCGCCGCTCTCAGCGCCCAGGCGCAGCCCGCCCCGACGAGCGCAGCCGATGGGCGCATTGGCGTCGGCGTATACGAGTCCGCGATGGAAGCGGCCATCAAAGCCGCCGACGAAGCGATGCTGCTCGTCGTGCTCTACGGTGCGCAGCCGTCGCTAGTCGCTCGCGTCGCCGTCACAGCATACCTGTTCGCGCTCCCTGCCGATAACCCGGAGGCCGAGGACGGCTCGGGCGCGCCCATTCATCTGGAAGGGGATTTGTGATGGACAAGTACGAGGAGTTCGTTCGGTGGCTGGCTAAGTTATGCATTATCCCGCACGGTGAGAGAGCACCGTACGTCAGCGACCTGGAGACTGGCTCCGTGCTGGATGCGGGAGACCTGGTTTGGAGCGCCGTTGGCCTGGTGAACGGCACCGAAACGGAGAGCACTATGCAAGGGCATCCGCCCGGATTGGGGATGAAGTTCTGATGGCACATCTGACTCCCAACTACCTAGCACATATGCAGGCGAGGGCACAACGTCGTCGCCGAGAGGAGAGTAACTGACCATGTTTCTACTGCTTGGGGCATTCGGCCCCATAACGACGTTC